CACTTGCTCTGCTGGTAGATGGCATCCTCGAGCATATCCAGCTCGGACTTGTAGGACGAGGATGCGTCCTGACGCTGCAAGAAGCCCGCCTCGCCATCCTCGGGGATAGTCACCACCTTTACCGCATTGTTCATGTCTCCCACAACATCGACACCCTCCCCTTTGAGATACATGATAGGTGTGCCGAAGGCATGGTTGCTCTGCGCGAGCCGCGAGAAAGCAATCTCGTAATTGTCGATGCTGTCCTGTGACTGCGACCAGCACGCACCCATATCGTTTCGGTGGTACACTACCGGGATGCGGGGGAACATGTGCTTCTTTCTCTCCACAATCTCATATCCGCTCTGTCCGTAGATGCTCTTGATGGAGTTGAGTAAGCGGTTTATCCTTGTCGCCTCTCCGCGTTTTAGACGGTAGTAATACTCATCATCCCACACCTCTATCCACGAGGTCACAGTGATGCCATCCTTATCCACATCTGTATACTCGCGCGCGAGGCAGTTCAGGTCTCCCGTCTCTGGGTCAAAGTGGGGATAAATCTTGTCGCCCTTCTCGTAGGAGAAAACGCGCCAGCCGAACTTGCCGTTCTTAAGATAGCCGACAAAGGCGGTATCTCCGGTCGCCTTGACTGCGCGCGCGGCCTCGTACCATGCCACCTCCATACCCTTGTTGAGCCACCCGAGTCGGAAGGTTTGGAACATCTGCTCCTGATTCTCATTCTCCTTGGTGGATAGAAGCTCGAACTGAACATCATTCGCACAGAGGTGCGTGAGTTGCTTGGTGAGGATGTCGTACTGGAAGCCGAAGGCATAGCGCGGCACTTCCTCCACGAACCACTTCCCGCTCTCCGGGTCCTGCCGCCAAATGTCGGGATAGTACTGCTTGTTCCAAATCATGTGGCCGTTTTTGTCAAGCTCGCGCAGGAAGTCGGCCTGCGTCACGATGTCGAACAGCGGCTGGTCGCCCTGATAGGTGTTCAGGCTCTTTTCCCGGTCCCTCGTGAAGCCACCGCTATGATACCCTTCCGGACGGATGCGCACGAAGGGCGGCTTCAACAGCAGGTCTTGTATGCCCTGCTTAGTCAAACTTAAATTCTCCATATTCCTTTTGGTTTAGTGATTTTCTTTGCTTTAACGTCGAATATCATACGCATGATAAGGGCCTCGAAGAAGTCCGGTGAGTGTCCCACGAACTTCTTCATCTTATCCTTGCCGATGATGTAGAATCCCTTATCCACCTTGGACTCATCCTTGCGGACGCATTTTCGCTCCTTCATCAGGACTTGTCTTAGCGGCATCTTCTCAAAACCCTTGCCCGAGAATTTCAGGTCGAGCAGCCTTGGGTTGATGGATATCTCCCTCTCGTAAATCTTCTTGGTAAAGAGATACGCGCACTGCGATTTTAGGTTGCCGTACAAGTTCTTCTCTTTCTCGTCGACAGCCTCTTGGTTGTTGAAGGGCACGGCTTTCTGAAACCATCCTTTAAGCGTCTGCCCCACACCCTGCAAGTCGTATGTGAAATGCTCGTCAGTGACACCCCACTCGGTGAGCTGCGCGCGTACCGCATTAACCGTATTCTTCGGGTCGAGTTTGAACACAGCGATGTCGGTTATATGCCAGCCGGTCCACAGCCACATGACGAGTGAGTCGCCTCCGTCGAAGGCTACGTCACACGACACCCGTTTTATCCCGTCGCCTATCATCTGCGCTTGTTCATACATCGCCTCGAGGTCGGTCATTTTAATCATATCGTCTCCAATGGCCTTGTAGTTCCAGTTACCCTCGAGGTCTCGCGCGCGCTGTTCCTCTCCCTGCTGGGCAAGGTTGGCCACATAGGACGGGTCGGAGGTAATGAGTTTTATATTCTCTTCCACGTTACCCTTGATGAACGTAGCGGACTTGATGAACATCTTCAACTTGTCAAAGCCGAGTTCACCATACGCAGGCTTCCAAAGTCTGTCGATGGTGTCCTTGCATTGCAGGTAAACCTCTTCCCGTGTGTTGCCCCAATAAATGCCGGATGGCGAATCTCCGTCCATGAAGCAATAGCGCACCACACCGCTCCGCTCTGGGATAGGCAGTCCGTCCTCTCCGATCCACCATGCGATGAAGCCTCTGACCCATGAGTCGGGGTCTGGGTTGCAGGTCCCGTATATTCTGTTACGGATGCCGTAAGCATTTCGGGAGTCCGTGATGATGTACTTGAACTTGTTATAGGGCATGTGTGTAATCTCGTCAATGCCGATATAGGGGTATTGCTTGCCCTGGAATCGCTTTTTGAAATCCTCGTAGTCACCTTCATAGAACGTAAAGCGCAGGGAACCTCCTTTATAGAAGTTCCACGTCATATCATTCAGTGACTTGTTGTATGTGCCGAACTGCGAGTAAAGCAGGGGAGCATCTTTTGTCAGACTCTCCAAGTCACCCTTCTCGTTACGGAGGATGATAGCGTTGAAACGGGGATTGTAGATGTCTTTAAGCGTTTCCATGAGTAAGGAGAAGGAGTTATGCGTCACAATGAAATCATCAGTAATGTAAAGTGCATTAGGGTTGCTGACCGCTATACAACGACACTTCTCGTAACCGACAAATTCATATCCAACAATTCTACGGCAAGGTATTGAAACATCACCGTTATACTCCTTGCATAGTTCCCTTTTCCGGCTCAGCCTGAACAGACGTTCTTTATTAGCAATTTTAATACATAGAGTATAGGCATCTTGACAGCGAATATATTCACCGTCCTTTTTATATCCAGCCTCATGCTTTATGATTGTTACAGAACTTCCAATAGATTCAAGCATATATCGCATGTCATAAGCGAGCGTTTCGCTTACTGTCGTATATGTCAATCTTCCTTTAGATGAGCAACAACCATCCGTATCCATCATACCTTGAATAAGAGCAATTCTTTCATCCAATGGAGCTGTTTTATAGTATGATGGGATAAATTTTGAATTGGAAACACATCCAATCAGTCCCATTTCATATAGCTGATTATAAAGATCAGCACATTTAATGCGATAATCTTTTGCTTCACTTGCCTGCTTCTTATAAGACGAGTCCATAGATATCCCTGCTGATACAAATTGGTTTACTATTTCTTCGTCAGCGGACGTGAATATGATTACACCATGTTCAGTAGCAATTTCAGAAACGCATCCATCACCTATTATAGCCCCAATGACGTAAGGATTGATGGTTGGCGCCCATCCATTTACAGCGCGTGTAAACTTGATTGGCTCAGAAAGAGGAATGAGTAGATGTGAGTCATACTGCGACTTTTTTGCGTTTCCCTGATTGTCAAGAAAATCTTTAATCATTGAAAACGTCCAAGTTCGCCAATCCATTTCTTGGCCACCTCCATTATTCTTTCTCTTTTTCGTAATCAAATTGGTTCTTTTGATATTCCACAAGTGGTCCTCTGTGCAGTCTGTGAACGTGCCATCGGAGAATTTGAGCCGATAAATCGGCTTAACACCCCATTCGGTAATACAGATTACATTTTGAATACTACCCATTGTGTCGTTTATCATATCTCCGACACGCAAATCACCAATAGGCTTAAACCCGAAAGGTGTGCAGACCTTTGAGTAATAAGGTTGTGCTTTCGAGCAGCCCCGGGATCCGCCTACGATTACGATATCTGCGGACGACGACAAGAAAATTTCCTGACAGCCCCTTTGAGCGTAGTAAGCCGAAGGGGTTGCCTTGTTCATGTCCGCTTGGCGCATCTTATCCATGCACTCATAGGAAATCACTTTGTTTCCGTCTTTGTCTCTAATGTCTATCATAACAAACAGAGGCCCGCCTGCAAGCCATATACGACCTGCACGCGAGCCTCTTGGACTTCTTGATGATTAATGTACCCTGCAAATATAGCAATGTCTTAGTATTTAGCGAATAAAAATCAAATTATATCGAAATTTTTTCCGAAAATATTTGCCAATGTGCCATGACATTTATATGTTTGCCCTCGTAATAATAACCTTATGGCATACAGAGTAAAAGAAACCTTAACTACTCCTGAGTATATCAGGAAATACGGCCGGGAGCCGAAAACAGTACGATGCCCCTATTGCAGCCACAAACTCTTGGAGTTTGAGGAACCGATAAGGGGTATTGTGAGATTGAAGTGCAGACGATGCAGCCGTTCCTTGGAACTGACGTTTTACAACCCGCCTGCCTCATTCAATCCTCCCAAGGCCGTTGAGGATATCGGTCTTTCAACATCGGTATGATGATATATTAAATCCAATTCGAGGAACTTCGCAGGAAGAGTGACTGGGACGATTCAATCCTGCAACATCGCGGAGTGGAGCAAATGGTAGCTCGTCGGTCTCATAAACCGAAGGTTATAGGTCCGAGTCCTATCCCCGCAACTATATGGTGAAATTTTGAGACATCGAGAGGTCCGACAAGGTGAAACCCACCTTTGCCGGACTTCTCCTTTTTTGTTTAATCTAAACCCCTTTTCAATGGAAAAAGAAACCCTTATTTCCGAATTAAAGACAAGACTGGGAGAAACCCCCTTGTCAGAGCGCACGATTACCGAGTATGCGGGTGCGATTTTAACGACGGTACCCGATGGGGATGTCCCTGACACGTTTTGGGACATGCACAAGACGATTCTCGCCTCGATGGGAGGCCAGCTTAGAGCCGATAACAAGGCTGGAATCGACAGATTCAAGGCGGATTGGGACAAGAATCATCCTGCTCCCACTCCTACGGAACCCCCTACACCGCCCGCACCAACAACCCCTCCAACCCTCCCGAAGGGCGATAATCTTGACGAGATCCGCAAGATGCTGGAGGAACAGAGTAAGGCGCACGCGAAACAGATGGAAGAGCTTCGCAAGCTCTATGACGACGGTCAGACCAAGTTCAACGACCTGCAAAAGCGTTACAACGAAGAGAAGCTTGCAGCGCAGCAGGCTGCCACCAAAAAAGCCATTACCGAGGCATTGCAGAAGAATGGCGAGGTGAACAACAGAGTGCTTGAACTTGCGCTCTCGCAGGTTGAACTGAAAGATGGAGAGACCATTGAGAAACTGACCGAAGCCACCAAAGCCATCTACGAAAAGGAGTTCAAGGCTTTCTACGGCGAAGGCGCGACTCCATTCAACGGACAAGGCGGCAGCGACCCCGATAACAGTGAAACGAAGAAGTACCTCGAAGCACTGAAAAAGAGGAATGAGGAAGAAGCCGCCAAGCGTGAAGCCCAAAGAAAGGCATTAAAGTAAAAAGATTGTTTAATTCTAAAACTGACGCAAATGTTAGCATCTATGAATCAGAATACTTCCAGCGAGGCTAAGTTCGGTGGTAGTATCAAGGTGTTTGAGGGTCATACCAATGTCCTGACCGGCGGTTTTGAGTTCATCCTCGATGAACTGCCGGACAAGGGTAATGTACTGCCCATCGCCACCCCCGTTTATGCTGACGAGGAAACGCGCGTCATTCGTCCCACTTACACCTTCGCACTCGCAGAAGCAGCCGAAGAGACTGCTGTCGAGTACAAGATTAAGAAGGGTCCGGAAGGCTCGCGCATCAAGGTCGGTACTATCCTGATGGTAGCACCTGCAAGCGTGTCCGACAAGGGCACGGGTGTCAAGGTGTCTGCTGTGGATACGACCAACGCAGCATACGATGTGATTACTGTATCTGCCACTCTCGGTGTCAAGGAGGTTGGCGCAGTGTTAATTGAGGCCGATCAGGAAGGTGCGGAGGCAACTGTCAAGGTTGTCCCCAACGCTCTGTTGGATCGTGACGTTCGCAAGTTGCCCGATGCAACCCAGGTGAACGCTACCGCAGTGTTCTTCTCTGATATGCCCGTTTTGGAAAGACGCATCCCACCCATCCCCGACTGCTTGAAGAAGGCTTTGTTGGAGAGCGGCTGTTACCTGCGTTTCTCGAAGCGTAAATAAAGTAGGAGGACAGAATCATGTTAAGAGATAAGTCTTTGTATTCGGACCTTGACCTCCGCAAGTATATTGATGCCGAACAGCTCGGTATCATTTCGGAGACAGCCAACGCGAAGTACAACAACACTGGTTGGCAAAACTACGCTGCATGGGGCGCACCGAGTAATTCGACCACATGGGCGCAGATTGTGAAGAATGAGGAAATCCTGGTTACAGCATCCTTGCTGGCCGTAGGCGCAAACAAGCCGCAGCGCTCTGCTTCGGGCTGGAGCACCTACACTGGCTCAATCCCCAAGATTGGTCACGGTATGTCACTGGAGGAAGCTGGCTTGATGGATATCCGTCAGGTGCAGGCCCTTACCGGTCAGCCCTACACCCAGCTGTTCCTCGAATCGTTGAACACCACGGTTGGCAACCTGCTCGGTGGTGTACACAACAAGTTGAACCGTTTCACTTACCAGGCACTCTCCACCGGTATCATCGACGAGACCGATAACGACGGTGTATCGTTCAAGATTGACTACCGCGTAAAGAACCATCAGGGTGTGCAGGAGAAGTGGTTTAACGAGGATGGCACTCCCAACGAGAAGGCCACTCCCGTTCAGGACCTGCTGGATTTTCAGCGGTGGGCCAAGAAAGCGCGTAACGCTATCTTTGACCACTGGGAGGCCAGCGAGGAAGCGTATGATGCGTTCCTTACCCACCCCGATGTCATTGCCAAGACCGCTGTAAGAGTTAACGCTTACACTCCGGGCAACTACGTAATGACAGAGGCTGAGAAGCTGACAGCCCTGCACGAAATGGGTATCCTGCCCATCCGTGTGGTTGATGAGAAGTCCGCTCACGAAGAGGACGGTGTACCTGTTATTGATGAACCGTCGTTCAACAAGAACAACTGGGTACTGAGTTCACTGGGTAACATCTTCGAGATGAAGTGTGCCAACTCTCTGTATAAGGACCGTATCGCCTACGGCTCTACCGGAGAGAACAACATCTACTCATTCGTTGATGGCCGCATCGCGGTACTCTCCACTTGGCAGGAGCGTCCTATCAAGAATATCATTGACGTGGAACTTTGGGCATTGCCGGTTCTTAAGAACCCGAACAATATCTCAATCCTCCACACCAACACTTCGGAGATAGGATAGTAAGTCATGGAAGCAACTGAGAAAGATACAAGCGAGGTACGCACGGCAGCTGATTACTGCCGTAGCGTAACCGCTGTGGAGGTCAAGGATGAAGCCATTCTCGATATCCTGCATAATCGCGGTGTGGAGAAGGATGCGGACGCTACCGAACTGGATAAGAAAACGCGCGATTTGCTAAAGGCTGACGTATTCGTTTGGTGTCTGACCCTGCCGACAACTTCTGCGCAGGTAAAGGATTCTGACGGAAACTGGAGCCATAGCGAGGGCGCGGTACACTTCTCCACGGAGGATAAAAAGATGCTCCGCAAGCTTGCCAACGAGATATATGCAATGTATGGAGAGAGCAAGGCTGCGACAAGCACCTTCCGTATCTACTCAGGCGGCTTCGGTAACATCAAACGACCACTGCGATGAAGAACCCGAGATTTCCACATTGGATAGTGATCACCCGTGGGGTGGGAGACGAAGAGAATCCCAATCCCTTTGGCGGTGAACCCGAGAGAGAGACGATATACGATGGCCCAGGCCGTTGTTATACCCGCAGCAATCTCGGCTCTGCCGGAGCGGTGCTTTCCAATGAGCAGGTGGTAGCCCTGCCGGTCCGATTGCAGGACTGGACGGAGAAAGAGGTTGAGGATGGCGAGGCCAGACTGATACCTATCACGGGAGACTTGATTGAAGCAACTATGGGTGCGATGAAGGTGAGCGGTAGCCTGACCGATGTCAGACCGAACAATTTGGGAACTGATTTGATTTTCGATTATGTCCGAAACTGATATCAGAAGGGCCAATGAAGATACATTGAAGCGTGCATCGAAGCTTATCCAGCAGAAGTTGGATAATGCGATGTGCAAGTCAATACTCCCTAAAGCCGCAGAGTTTTTTGTGCAAGGTTTTGCTTCCCTATGGGAAGAAAATGGCAATCCGTCATTGACGGGTAGCACCTTTACAAGTTTCTGTGTTGGCCTTTACCGCGACAGCACCCTTATCGGGTTTTATGGGATTTTGGATTTGGCTGGTGTAAACGAGCCGACCAACAATCCGGTAGATGTCGGAGAATATGGATTCTTTGATTATGATACCGGTGAGTTTATCGGTGATGAAGATGATCCTTCTGTTATGGATTACAAGGCATCGGGGTTTGAATGGCAGAACCATAGTTACGAGAAGGGCCGAAACCAATCTCGTGCTTTCCTTAGCCAGTACAAGCCAACCACGAAAGGTTATTCCTTGGTAGCGTGCGTGGGTACTGACTACTCCGCATGGCTTGAAAAGGTAAGAGGACTTGATATCCTGACAAGCGTCAGAACCTATGCCGCGTCCAACGTCACTACCGCAGTGGTACAATATAAGAATCTGAACAATGGCAAGCTTTAACATCCAAAAACCGTTGGAGTTCTTGTACAATCAGGCGAAAGCCATCAGCAAGAACGTGTTCGTGACAAACCGACCATCGAGCGTAAGCACTTCGATGAACGAGTTTGTAGTAGTATCCGTTCCGACGAGGATTCAGGAGCGTACCATCGGTTACGATGATTACGCACAGCAAACCACCGGGAGGATAATGATATTCGTGAGGGATTTGTCTAACAGCACGCAGAACGTCGCCAAGACGCAGGAACTGCTTAATGCCGCCAAGACATTGTTCCCGATGAGTAACGAGGAAGTGAAATGTTACCGACCCACCGTTATCAACACGGGCAGTGATGATAATGGGTTCCATACAATCACATTGCAATTCGATATTTTAATTGTCTGATTTTAAATTCATACGACTATGGCATTTTTGAAAAAGACAGACTTGAAGGACGTATTCAACGGCCTCTCGTCTATTTACTTGAAGAAGGGTCCGTTAACCGATTTCAGCTCGGTATCTTTTGACATGGACCTGCCGGTCACAGTGGATACCTTGCAGATTTCTGCGTCTGACCCGACCTTGAACCGCACCAAAGTTCACGGTTTGTCCGCAGACTGGACTGTATCGTCCACCCCTGGCGAAATCACCTTCGCTGCCACCATTCCTTCGGTCAGCAAGGAAATCGTATCGTATTTCCTTGGCGAGGCCAACGAGGTGTCGGCAAGTGTCACTGCCGATGGCGCTGCACAGACCTACAAGGGTGTCGCAGCCACTCTGAACAACGTCAAGCTGACTATCGGCTTGGGTCTGCTGTCAGAGGATAAGGAAAAGTTGATCCTCGTGAAGAAGTTGGTAGCCTACGCTTCTCCGCAGTACGAGAATGGTTCGACCACTCCGTTTGCGTTCAAGCTGACCGGTACCATCGAGGCAAGCGATGGCGACAGTACTGCTGACGACGATATCGCTTTCCTGACCAAATCCACTGGCGAGGATAACGCATAAGCGATAAGGTAAGAACGATTGTTTTCTCTTTAGGGGCGGTGGTTTCGATAGGGCCGCTGCCCCTTCTTCTTTAATAAATTCTATGGCAAAAGTAAAGAAACTCGAGCAACCTGACAATGATGCGCAGAAGTTGCTCAATGATATCGTGGAGGATAGTGTGGACGAGGTGATTATCCCCGGCACGAAGAAATCCTACTATATCTCGTGGCTAAAGCGTGGCACTATCCGCAAGATTACGGATATTACAAGCAAAGACACCACGGGTGAGGATGATAAGATATCCTGCAAGGTGTCCGCAGCCATCATCCTTAACGGATATTGGCGGTTGAAGATGTGGTACTGGCTGCTTTGGCGATGGCTGTATTACATCAAGCAGTACAACGATGAGCAGCTTGCTCCGCTCATTGAGACGGGTAAAAAAAAAGTTCCTGTGGACGCATTTTATCTGACTACCATATCAGTGATAGGGATGAGGGACACGATGATGGCAATGACGAAAGCGGAAGTAGAGCGTATCCTTCAAGAACATCATACGGAGCAGCCCACGCGCTAAGTAAGGAACACCCTTATTTAACAAGCCCTCTAATCCTTTTTTGCGGACTCCTTCAAATACCCATGTATGCCTATTACTGGGTTTATACAGCGGCTCAGATAGACCTTATTTCCTGCGATGTGCCCTGCGTGGTTTACGACAAGGATAAGGCCGACAAGAAGCATACGAAGCGCGAGATGGACGATTTGACGAAGCGGTGGAAGGAGAAGAAGGAGCAGGAAAAGAAAGAGGGCAAGGAGATTGATTTTTCAAAGTTTGTCAACGCACCCGCAGGTGCTTTTCAAAATAGTTAAAAATGGAAGGAACAAGTTTGGGTAATCTTTATTTCGAGCTGGGGATAAAGGATACCGCCACGCAGAACATTGACGGGGTTATCAAATCCCTGCAAGAGAAGCTGAAAGTCCTGGAGGTAGGAGGCTTGAAGTTCAAGGAAGGCTCTGTGAATGGACTAAAGAAGATGATTGAAGGAGGTCTGTACGGCCTCGAAGTTGCCGTTTCGCAGGACAGCATCGTATCAAGCATCAATAAGGCCATCAAGACAGGAGCGTTTTCATCCATCAACCTTAGAGCGTTCATCGCCGAGGATGAGTTCAATAAAATCAGCTCGCAAATCGAGGCTTTGAAAACAAAGGCTCAGGGTGTCGTTATCTCCGTCAAGAATGTGGGTGGTGGTGACGTAAACCTCAATCCTATCATCAACAGCGGAAAGCCGATAGAGTTGAAGGGTACGGCAAGTATTGTCGCTAACCTTGACGTAGAGGCCACCCGCGCGTCTCTGCAAGCGCAGCTCGCTAAAATAACCGGGTTGAAGGTTGATGTACAAGTCAATCCTATCACCCCTGCTGGTACTACTCCTTCCGCACCGGCTCGTCAGCGCACGCGCACCGCCGACAGTAATCAACTCAATTTAAACTTCTCGGAGAAGGTAGTCACTTCATCTAAGAAGGCCGAACAAGCTTTCAGGCAGGAAGGTTCTGCCATAGAAATGCTTATCAGTGAGTACGAACGATTGGAGGCGAGAAGAAAAGACCTCGACTCCTTATCGGAGGGGACCATCGAACCAAAGATGGATGAGACGGCTGCGAGGATTGAAGCCATCCGCAAGAAGATAAACGAGAATGTCAACGCTATCGGTCATGCGAACCAGCAAACCAAGAAGAGTCTCAAACCAAGCGTAAATATATCCGACCTAAAGAAGCAAATTGAGCTTGACCGGGTTGAACTTGGAAAGGCTGAAATGGAGGCTGGCAAACTTGATAGACAGAATACTGACATCGAGCGGCAATTTAAGGTGATTGGGGATCGAATAGCACAAATCCGCAAGATACTATATCCCGATGAAACGCTAAATTGGAACGCTAAATCAGCTGGCAATAGAGTTGCAAGTCTTGAAAAGAGTATAATAACAGAAACTACGCTTTTGGATAAGGTGACAAAGGATATAGCCGAGTCACAGTCCAAACTTGACGCTCTGAAACAGAAAGGCTCGGGTAGCCGGGCAGAAGAAGCCAAACTCGAAGCTCTAATCAAGAAATCAGAGCGATACAAACAACAGCTCGAAAGGTACAAACTGTCGCTCGAAGAAGCGAAGCGCAAGAAAGCGGAAGCAGACAGCGCACTCGCGGACTTCGAGTACACCCGTTATGCTCCTACATCAGCAACCCCCTCTACTCCTACGCAAACCGCTCAGGTCTCCACCACCGTAGCGCAAAAGGAGAAGGAGGCAGCGAATGTTCAGAAAGAGGCTGCTCAGGCGAAAAAGGAAGCCGCGCAAAAGGAGAAGGAGGCGACATCTGAAAGCACGAAGTCCGCTAAGGCAAAGTCTGATGCAGAGAAGGCGAACGAAGCAGCCATTAAATCCCGCATTGCCACCATCAAGAAGTATGATTCCACAATGGATACCATGCGTCTGTCTATCGCACGCAAGGGTAAGAAACTCAATGACGAGTTGCGAGACTTTGCACGCGAGCGCTCGCGTATCTATCAGGAAACACTCAAACTCAATGGCGGGCGCGAGGCGATCAACGATTACTTGGTCGGCAGAAAGGAATCCATCGGGCTTGTTACATTGAAATCAAAATACGCTTACGATGCGAAAACCGCGGATGTGAGCGAGAAGTCCGCTGCAAAGGAGGAAGCGGCAGCAAGCAGACTTTCCGCCAAACTTATCGAGATAAAGGGCCGGATGTATGACCGTATGGCCAAGCTGGACGAAGCGGCAGCGGCAAAGACAGTAGCCATTCAGACCAGCCTTTTCATGCGTGCCGAGCGTATGCAGTGGCAGCAGTCAAACAAGTCGAGCGATATATCCGCTCGTGGCGGAAAGGTGTCTGTCTACGAGAGGAATGTGGCCCTGCTGGAAGAATTTCAAAAGAAATTGCTTGCCATCGAGTCTCTTGAAGATGCGATGGCCGCAAAGAACACGTTTGCGCAGCTCTCGTCCAACATCCAGTCTACCACGAGCAATGCGGATAAGTTGAATCAGTCGTATATCCGCAACAAGGAGGCCATCGAAAAACTCGCTGTTGCTGCCCAATCCCGTTATGCGATAGCCGATGCAAGTGGCAAAACCGGTCTGAGCGCAGGCATAACGGCGGCATACGAAGAGTTGAAGAAATTCAATGACAAGCTTGCAGACCCCTCCAAGTGGACCTCGATAGATACTCTCGGAAAGGAGTTTAACGATATTAAGCTGAAGATTGTCGCTGCGGAAGCCGAGTACGCCAAATTCAACAAGGGATTTATCTCCACCGACAAGGCTGTCGAGAAGGTGGATTCCGCACTTGTCAAACTTGCTAACAAGAAACGCGAGCTGGATAATTATAAAGGTACTCGTGGCGCGGAGTGGCAGAACGCGCTCAATGCCCTTAATGCTTATATCGCCAAACTTCAATCGTTGAGATCGAGCGGAGATATTAACAGCAAGAGTATTGTCGGAAAAGCTACCGGTGTAGAATTACAGCAGGCCATCCTGAGAGTTAACCAATATCTTGATGCTCAGAAGCGCGCGGATACTGCCACGAGAGCATCTGCAAGTTCTCACGGAGTAGCGGAGAAGGCCATTAGAAAACATGCGGATGCAAATGCGAAGCTTAGCGCGAGCCTTAGCAAATCAGGTGGATTGTTACACCTTAACATCAACCTCATGCAGCAACTCGGCTCTATGATAGGCATGTATTTCTCCGTTTACACCTTACAGCGTTTTGTTTCTGGTATCGCACAGATATATGGTGAATTTGAGAAAACGAAGATTGCGTTAGGCTCCATCCTTAACGATACAGCAAGAGCAAACCAACTTTTCAATGAATTGAAATCGTTGGCAGTTCAGTCTCCTTATCAGTTTAAGGATTTGACCGGATTCGTCAAGCAGTTGTCTGCTTTTTCATTCCCAGCGGATGAACTTTACGACACCACAAAGCGCCTCGCAGATATTTCCGCGGGTCTCGGTGTGGATATGGGCCGAGTCATTTTGGCCGTAGGCCAGGTCCGCAGCGCCGCGTACCTCAGGGGTCAGGAATTGAGGCAATTTACAGAAGCTGGCATCCCAATGTTGGACGAACTTGCCAAAAAACTGACCGAGGTTAAAGGCCGT